AGAAGAAGGACATGAGCAAGGTCAAGTTCACCTGCCCGTGCTGCGGCGACAAGGCGTGGGCCAAGTCGACCATGCGGCTCGTCTGCGGTGAGTGCAGTGAAGAGATGCAGGGGGAGGTGTGAGATGACCATCTCGGACATGAACGCACGCGCCATGATAACCAAGTCGGCGCACGGGCCGACGGCCGAGGACAGGGCCAGAAGAGAGGCCATCGAGACGGCCCGCAGGCAGGCATCAGAGCCTCGCGGGCCGAAGGAGAACATCATGATCGTGGACAGGACGGGCGCGACACGAGACATCAAGACGGGCCGCCCGCCGACCATGAAGGCGGAGGCCAGAGAGGCTTGGGAACGCGCCCGCGAGGAGGCCGGCATCGACAAACTGTTCCGGTAAAACCTCACCTCAGTCTTCCTCAGTTGGTGAGGAAAGACTGAGGAAGACTGAGGTAAAACATCCCCCTCCTCACCCTACCCCCCTAAAGGGGGGTTTAGGGTGAGGAGAAAGAGAGGTTTTGGAGAGTGAGGTGAGGTGAGAGTGAGGCATGCTAAAAAAAAGCCAGAGAGGAGATATGACGATGGCACACAGACCGACACGCCAAAAAAAAGATGACCGCATCCTGACCAAGGGTGCGACGGCGGATGAGATCAGGGCGGACATGTCGCTGGCACCGTTCGACAGGTCTGTCCGCGAGATGGACAAGAAGTGGGGCGTGGACCGTTTGCCTGAGCTGGTCTCGAGCGAGAGCGCCGCGAAGTGGGGTAAGGCGGTGGCGGGCCTGAATGGCGCCATCGACGCCAAGGATCCCGACAAGGTCAAGTTCTGGGTGGAGGTCTGCATACGCGGGCTGACGGCCATGGACGCCGAAGCGGTGGCAGCGGGCAGGCCCGTGTCGGATCCGATGATCTGGGAGCACGAGTACGAGGGCACGGTGTACGGCATCATCGCGGATGGGCGAGAGTGGCCGGCGGCATACGCCAAGCGGCCGGGCATCGCCATTCACAGCATGCGGGAAGTGGCGGTGGCACTGCATGAGCATCGCAACGGGCTAATCAACGCGGTGAAGCTCGCGTTTCCCGGTGCCGAGGTGAAGCGTGTACGCAGCAAGCCCGAGGATCTCGATGATGACCTGAGCTTCATGGAGGACTTCTGATGCTGGACGAGATCGAGCGGAAGATCGGCGGCACGGTGATCGACATCACGGCCGAGGACAGCCGCACCTTTCACGTCGCCATAGACGGCGCGCAGAGGGGAGACCGGATCCTGTACCATGTCGGACCGCATTGCGGAGGGGTTCACCGTTACTTGGCCCAGTCAGCGGGCGAGAGGGGCAAGTGCATCCTGTTCTGCAAGCGGGTAGGCGACGGCGTGTTTGCATATCTCGCGGTGAAGAGATAGCGTGGCGGTGACGGTCGTCTCCTGCCGTCAGCCTGCCTCAACTGAGCCCAGCATTCGTGCTGGGTTTTCTTTTGCGCGTGGGAGGCCCGTGGAGCGCGATGTGTGGGCTTCGGCTACCTGCGGTCGGATCGAGGCGAGATCGCGCTGTAAGGTGCCTCTGACGCGATGTGGCGGGGTGGCGAGAGGGGAGGCGAACGGGTGGTTGACCGCTCCCCGAGACACGCCGCCTCGCGCACACGCGGGCGAGCCCGGTCGGCGACCTCGGTGCAGCGTACGGTGCACTCAATCTGGACTTATCGGGCCTGTTCCGGGCTGCATATTACGCGGGATAACAGGGCGAATATTCTAACCCATTGTTATCATTGAGGTGGCCATATTGCATACCACCTATTACGCGATTGAAGTGTTATATGGTCGGGCCGGATCGGGCTGGGATCGGTCGGCGAGTCCCCCCCCGGTCTAGGGGGTTAAGCCGGGGGCGGCTGCTTATGCAGCCCCACACACATCTGCTCACCCCAGAAAAATTTCCAGAAAACCCACAGAAGACCCATTGTCCATATAACGCAGACATGCGATATAACGCGGCATAGAGAGGGAGGCACCACGCCATGACTAACTGTAAAAACCATCCCGAGAAGCCAGCCGCGGTCCGCGGCATGTGCCAAGCGTGCTACATGCGGGAGCGCCGCGCCGGCAAGAAGGAGCCCGGGGCGTACACCCATGCCAGAACGCCGACTGGCGCGACGGTCGCAAAAATTTTGAAACTTTGGAACGCAGACCTTGAGGATAAGTTCCGCGCCAAGATCTACACCGGCGGCGGCCCGGACGCGTGCCACATCTGGATCGGCACGAAGGCCAGGGGCGGGTACGGCATCATCACGCTGGCCGGAGACAACGTGCTGGCGCACCGCATGTCATACGCGCTGGCGACAGGCGAGACGCACCACCCCGTCGTGATGCACGTTTGTGATAACCCGTCATGCGTCAACCCGAACCACCTGCGCGGCGGCACCCACCTTGAGAACAGCCGGGACGCGAAGGAAAAGGGTCGCACGGCAAGCGGAGACCGCCTCGGTCGGCACCTTCTGGATCGTACGACGCATCCGAGGAATAAGCCCGTGCAGACGCCGTTCGGCATATTCCCCAGCGCGAGCTTGGCGGCTGTGGCTGTGGGCAAGACGTCGCGCACCATAGCCCGCCACTGTCAGATCGCCAAAGGCGGCTGGTCGTACATAGATTGATCTGAAGCCGCCGCGCGGTTAAGGTCGCCGAGAGAGCCGAGGAGGGCACGATGGCAGGCAAGGCGTTACGCAAGAAGCTGCTCGCAGAAATCGACACGCGCGGCGGCCCGGAGTGGCTGCAGGATTACATCGCCGAGGGCGGCAAGATATCGGATCTCGCGACCGAGCTGGGCTGCAGCCGCTCTTACCTGAGCCGGCACCTGAACGCGCACCCGGATTACAAGGCCGTCATCTTGGAGGCCCGCAGCGAGTTCGCGGACAAGCTGGCCGACGAGGCTCTGGACATCGCCGACGAGATGGCGAACGTGGGAAACATCTCGCGAGAGCAGGTGGCGGTGGCCAAGGAGCGCATTGACGTCCGCAAGTGGCTCGCATCGGTCAACGACCCCAACCGCTTCCGGCAGAACAACAACGGCCCGAGCGTGACGATCAATATCAACCAACTGCACCTCGAGGCGCTGAAGAAGCACCGCGACGGCGGCATCACGATTGAGGGGAGCGTCAACGATGGCGAGTGACAACGTGATACGTCTGGTTGGCATGCCGGAGCATGACGGCCCGACCGCGGACGACGTGATGCAGGACGGCATCAAGCGCGGGCTGACGTCGGTTTTTGTGCTGGGGCACACGCCAGAGGGCACGCTGTGGATCCGCAGCTCTGGTGACGTCACGCGGCAGGAGGCCCTGTGGATGATCGAGACGGCCAAGATGCAGGTCTTATTCGGGGATGACGACGAGTGAGCGCGAAGAACCCCTTCGAGGAGATGATCGCGCGGTACGGGATGACCGACGAGGGCCCGGGCCTGTTCGTTCGCGAGATCCTCGGCGCCGAGCCTGAGCCGTATCAGGATGATCTGCTGAAGGCTGTCGGCAGGGGCGAGCGCAAGATCTCGGTCAGGTCCGGGCACGGCACCGGCAAGTCAACGTCGCTGAGTTGGTCCATGCTGTGGTTCGTGTTGTTCCGCTTCCCGAACAAGGTCGTCGTGACGGCGCCCACGACGGCGCAGTTGTACGACGCCCTGTTCGCCGAACTGAAGAGATGGATCAACGAGCTTCCCGAGGCGCTGAAGGTTTTACTGGAGGTGAAGACGGACCGCGTGGAGCTGATCGCGGCTGCCAGCGAGGCTTTTATCTCGGCACGCACCAGCCGCGCAGAGCAGCCCGAAGCACTGGCAGGCGTCCACTCTGACAACGTCATGCTGGTGGTCGACGAGGCTTCAGGCGTGCCGGAGCAGGTCTTTGAGGCTGCCAGTGGCTCGATGTCGGGCCACAGCGCCGTGACGATCTTGGCCGGCAACCCGACGCGGACGAGCGGCACGTTTTTCGAGACGCACAACCGCCTGTCCGAGCATTGGTTCACGCTGCACTGGTCGTGCGTCGAGAGCAAGCGCGTGTCCAAAGAGTTCGTCGACGAGATGAAGACCCGCTACGGGGAGGACAGCAACGCGTACAGGATCCGCGTGCTGGGCGAGTTCCCGCTCGGCGACGACGACACGATCATCCCCCTGCACCTCGCGGAAGCCGCCGTCGAGCGCGACGTGTCGATCTCGCAGAACATACGCCCCATCTGGTCGCTCGACGTCGCCCGCTTCGGCAGCGACAGGACCGTGCTGGTGCGTCGTACGGGCAACGTCATCACCGACATCGAGGCTTGGCAGGGGCTCGACCTCATGGCCACGACAGGCCGCGTGAAGGCGTATTACGACGCCCTCATGCCGAACCAGCGGCCCGTCGAGATATTGGTCGACAGCATCGGCCTCGGGTCCGGGGTGGTCGACCGCATGCGCGAGCTGGGCATGCCGGTGCGAGGGATCAACGTCAGCGAGGCTCCCGCCTTCGGCAGCACATACACCAACCTGCGGACGGAGCTGATCTTCCGCGTGCGCGGTTGGCTGGAGCAGCGCACGGCCAGACTTCCGAAAAATCCGGCGCTTTTATCGGAATTGACATCGATCCGCTACAGCTTCGGCTCGACGGGCAAGGTGAAGGCAGAGAGCAAGGACGACATGCGCCGGCGTGGGCTGCGGTCGCCCGACTTGGCCGACGCCGTGTTTCTCAGTTTTGCCGGTGACGCCGCGACGGCCTTGGGCACGCCGACGGCCAACTGGAGCCAGCCGATCCGGCGCCGCCTGAAGGGTGTTGCGTGACGAGGTAGTCAAGGTCGCGTTGATCTGGTAATATGCCGCGAAACGCGGGGGCACGCATGGACCAAAAACGCTTTCTTGGCCTGATGGATATGATCGACGGCGGCGGCATGGGCCGCTCCGGGTCTGAGTTCGAGGGCGGCCCGCTGTCGGGGTTCTTGAACGCTCTGGGCGTCCGTCCGCAGGGGTACGCGGCACGGATGGAAGCGGAGCAAGCTATGCCCGCGCTCTTGCCGCGCCCGGCCCCGGCGGCCAGCCCGATGCAGGACAAATCGACCGAAGAGCTTGTGGCCATGATCGAAGCGGCCTTGGGGCGTGCAAACAACAACAGCATCTACGCACCCGGCGCTGTCACGACGACGCCCCTTATGGAGAAGCAGTCGCCCAACCGTTTCGCCCCGTCGTATTTCGGGATGGGTCCGCGCTGATGGCCGACCAGTTCGACCTGAAGGCGCTCTTGGACGCCCTGATCTACGCCGAGAGCGGCGGGGATCCGATGGCCGTCTCCAAGAAGGGCGCGGCTGGTCTGACGCAACTTATGCCGGAGACGGCCATGAACCCGCGCGACGACGTCAGGAACGTCTTCGACCGCGCGATGGAGCGTGGCTACCCGGTCACCGAGCGCACGCCTGCGGCGGCACAAGGCCTGCTGTTCGAGCCTGACCTGAGCTACCTGATGGGCGACGATTACCTGCGCGCCATGCTGGACCTGACGGGCGGCGACATGGACCGCGCGCTGGCGGCCTACAACTGGGGTCCGACCAACGCGATGAAGTGGAACGGCAAGTTCGAGGATCTTCCCGAGCAGTCGCGGGATTACATCCCCAAGATCCGCGCGAAATACGAAGAACTGACCGGGTCGGCACTTCCCGCGACTGGCACCTACGGCACGCAGCGCGTGACGTCACCGAGACCACAGCGGCGGCCCATGGGCCTGCTGGCGATGCAGTAAGAGGCGAGATATGGCGATTGTAGACGAAGCGGCAAAAACCCTCGGCCTCATCATTAGCGGCGGGAAAAAAGCGACAAAGGGTGCCAAGAAGGCGGCGTCCCCGCTCAAAGGCGTGAAGCCCGGCGCGGAGCTTGACCTCGGCGGCATGAAAATCCCGCCAGCGCGTCAAGGCCCGCTTGCGGTCGATAGCACGCTCGGCCTGCCGGAAGACATGCAGATGCCAGTGACATTCGGCGGCAAAGACGTCGCTGACTTTGAGCCTGAAGATTTTGGCAGGTTTGGTCGGCAGTATGGCGTAGAAAATCTTGGCCCGATGTCGAGTGAACAGTGGCGCAAGAATTTGCAAACCGTAAAGACGGCTGGCGGGCGAGATGTCACGATCCCCGGCGGCGACGCGCCGTTCACTTACTACGATTTGCTGCACCTGAAATCGCAAGGCATCAACCCGAATGACCTTCCGCCAGAGCTTCATCGCTCCATCCACAACCGCATGGTGGCGGCAATGGGTCAGGGGCCACTATCGGATGAGCGGATCACCAACCAGTTGCTGTTCGGCCTGATTTCGCCGAACCAGCCTTTGACGCCCAATGAGCTTGCGTTGCAGCGGGCCATGGTGAAGGGGCCGCAGGATCTCAAGGCGTGGAACGAGATGGTCCCGTATGATTATACTGGTGATGTCCCGAACATCGATGATCGGCAAGCGATATCGCGCGACATCAGTCGTCGCCTCGGCCTGCATGCGGCTAACCGTGGCGGCATCGGCGCATCTGGCTCTGCAAATTACACTGATTTGGCCGAAATGACGCAGAAGATGCGCGACCGCCCTGATTTTTATCGGTTCAACCCGACAGACAACACGATGGGCGGCATGTCGGACAGCGAAAAGTGGGCGACATTTGTGACGCGCGTGATGAACGAGACGCGCGGCCTGAAGGCCAAGACGGGATCCCTTGGCACTGTGTGGCAGGATCCTGAAAATGCCGCGATCTCGGCCATCGACCGCCACATGGCTACACTTTTCCGCAATGACATGTTCCCGGACCCCCAAACGCAGGCCGACTGGGAGCAAAACCTGATCGGGAAGTACAACATGGAGCGCCCGGATGCGAAGGTCTCCACCATCGACGAGCTTCAGGCAGCGCCGGGAGGGCGCGGCATGTTTGTTGATGCCGCCCTTGCCTATGTGAACAATCTGCCATCGGCAAAAACCCGCGTCAAAAAGACGGGTGAGTTCAACGAGCGCATCCCAGAGGCTATTCGTGAGACAAATTGGATCAGCGGCGAGCCGACTGATATGGAAATGATCCAAGGCCCTTACGTCAGGGCGCTTGAGGCCAACCAAGCCCGCGCATCGCAGGATGGGCAGGGGCTGTTCTCAAGCCAGTGGATGCTGTGGGACCGCATCAGAAACCGCCTTGAGCCGCATGAGGTTCTGTTCCCCGGTCTTGAAAAGCTGCCGCGCATGAACATGGACCAAATGCGCCGCGTGCGTCAGGACCATTCAGATGCTGGCTACATGGCCGCCGAAGGGACCGTGCGACCGATTCCGAGCGCGTCACGCGCAGCGTATTTTACTCTTGCACCCGGTGCAGGTCTTGGACTTTTGGGCATGACGCCAGAAGAGGAAAACGCTATGAAGCCGGGGCCGCGCAAGGGCAAGAAGCCGGGGGCTTAAATGGACAAGGCAACGCTTGAGATCATAAACAACGTCCCGTATGCCGTCCTGTCTGACGGGCGGAAGGTCAAGTACGCTGACATCATGGCGTACAACAACCCCGGCATGCAGTACGACGACGTGACGCTGGATGTGATCGCCGCCACCCCCGCGTCGGCAGAGGCCGGGATGATGCCGGGCGGAGAGGCTGCCCCGGACACCTTCGGCGACACGACCTCACGCATGGCCAGCCCGTATTTCGAGACTGCCGCAGATCTGGCATCTACCGCCGGGCGCAGGCCGACCTACTTTCAGAACCCCCTCATGCAGGGGCTGGAGCGCACCGGGCAATACATCGGCGACATGGGCTTGGCGGGCGTGAACGCGGCTATGGGCGGTGTCTACGGCGGCGCTGGCTTGCTGGGCGAGGCTTTCGGCGGCGACACGTCAAACGAGCGCCGTCTGGCCCGAGATCTGGCGGCCATGATCGACACGGCTGGGCCAGCGCCCGAGGGCCGTATGCTTGGCCTGCTCGGTGATGCTGCGGCTGCGAACAGGGTTCCGGCGGCGCGGGCCGACTTCTTGGCCGACGAGAGCGGGGCGCTGCGCCTGTATCACGGCTCGCCGCATAACTTCGACCGCTTCAGCACGCAAAACATGTACGGCGGCGCTGGCAGGCAGGCTTACGGGCGCGGCCTGTATTTTGCCGAAAATGAAGACGTGGCCAAGGCCTTCCGGGCGCTGAATGCCTCGACCGCAAAAATAAAGCACGACAACAAAACAATTAGGGGCGAGAACCAAAGACTGGCGGCATATTACATTGGTAAAAACAATGGCGACAAAGACGCCGCCATTCGCGATTACACCAATGTGTGGAAACCAAAGTCGGCAAAAGACCCCGGACTGCTTGCCTTTGAAAAACTTGACCCGTCCAATCTTAGGCTCGGCAACATGTACGAGGTCGATGTCAACGCCAACCCGGCGGATTTCATGGACTGGGACGCGGCGATGAGCGCGCAACCGATGACCGTTCAGAATGCATTGTCGCCGATGGTGACGAGCAGGCTGGACATGCTTGAGGAGGCTGGGCAGCGTGCAAGGGAGGCGGCTGTGGCAAAGGGTTTGCCAGACTTTACGCCGAAGTCGCGCGACAGGCTGTATCAAGAGATGCGCGGGGGAGACATTATCGGCGCGTCTCGGATGGGCCAACTGCCGGGCGAAGTCGAGAATATGCTGTCTGGCGCTGGCGTGCCCGGTATCCGATACCTAGACGACGGCACCGTCGGCGGGGGCAAAGGTTCCCGCAACTACGTCGTCTTCGATGAGAACCTCATCAACATCGTCCGCAAGTACGGCGTCGCTGGTGCGGCGGCCATGCTGGGGATGAGCCAAGCCGATGTGGCGCAGGCCATGCAGCAGCAACAGCAGCCACAAGGCCTGCTTTCAATGGGAGCGCAATGATGCCACTGAAAAAGGGATCGTCCGCCAAAACAATTTCTGCTAACATCCGCACCGAGATGAAGGCCGGGAAGCCGCAGAAGCAGGCGGTGGCCATCGCACTGTCGAAGGCGGGTAAGGCCAAGAAGGGCAAGAAATGACCATTGCAACGTACGATGAACTGAAGTCATCCGTCGCGGACTTTCTGAACCGCGATGATTTGACGTCCGCCATCCCGACCTTCATCAAGCTGGCCGAGGCCCGCATCAGCCGGGATCTGCGTCACTGGCGCATGGAGACGCGCTCGACGGCCGAACTGGACACGCAGTACAGCGCCATCCCGGCAGACTTCCTGCAGCCCATCCGCCTGCAGATCACCGACGCGCCGACGGTCGAGGTTTCCCCGATCAGCACGGCGCAGATGCTGCAACTGCGAACCGACCGCAACGACCGCGTCGGCCGCCCGACGAACTACGCGCTCACCGGCGGCGGGATCGAGCTATACCCGACCCCGGATTTGACCCACAATGCGTCACTGGTGTATTATGCACGCGTGCCGGCGCTGTCCGTCAGCAACACGACAAACTGGCTCTTGACTGAGGCCCCCGACGTCTACCTGTACGGCGCGCTGGTTCACTCCGCACCCTACCTGAAGGACGACGCCCGCATTCAGGTCTGGGAGGCTCTGCTCGCGCAGGGCATCAACAATTTGAACACAAGCTCCAGTGACGCCAAATACGGCGGATCCGGCTTGGTGATGAGAACCAAACGAGGTGCGCCATGAGCTTCACAAACGACCTTGAGACCCGCGTACTCCAGTGGGCCTTGACCAACGGCTCCGTAACCCGCCCGACGGCGTGGTGGGTTGGCCTGTTCACGGCTGCCCCCGGCGAGGCTGGCGGCGGCACCGAGATCTCGGGCAGCGGCTACACGCGCGAGGCCGTCACGTTCACGGTGAGCGGGAACTTGGCCACCAACGACGCCGCCATCGAATGGCCTACGGCCACCGGGACGTGGGGCACGATCACGCACATCGCCGTCTTCGACGCGGAAACCTCGGGCAACATGCTGGTCTACGCTACACTGACCTCGTCCAAGACCATCGCCTCGGGCGACGTCCTCCGCATTCCGTCGGGCGACCTCGACGTCACCCTCGACTGATAGGTGAATGAATGGCGACCATCGTAACGAGGGCGGGCAAGGGTGAGCCGCTAACCCACACCGAGGTGGATGCAAACTTCACCAACCTGAACTCGGCGAAGGTTGAGACGTCAACCATTTCAACCTTCGGCGCGTCCCTGATCGACGACGCGGACGCCTCGGCGGCCCGGACGACCTTGGGCTTGGGCACGGCTGCCACCACCGCGTCCACGGACTACGCGACGGCGGCGCAGGGTGCCAAGGCTGACACGTCGGTGCAGCGGACATCCTCGACTGGTGCCGCCCTCATCCCGACTGGGACCGAGGCCGAGCGGCCCACGCCCGCGACTGGTCACCTGCGCTTCAACACCGACGCCACGTCCTTCGAGGGCTATAACGGCACGGAGTGGGGATCGATTGGCGGCGGCGCTACGTCTGATGCGATCTATGAGAACTCAGCCACGATCACTGAGAACATCACGCTTGTGACTGGCCGCAACGGCATGTCCACCGGGCCGATAACCATCAACTCCGGCGTGACCGTCACGGTGTCGTCCGGCGCAAGATATGTGGTGATCTGATGAGCAAAATCGCACTCTCGCCGAACGCTTCCGGCACCGGGACGTTCTCCATCGCCTCCCCCGGAACGAACACGGATCGGACGCTGACGCTGCCGGATGCCTCGGGGACGCTGGCTACGACTGCTGACATTCCTTCGGTCAATCCGTTTACGCTCGGCACGGCTGTAGCTTCTACCTCTGGCACCGCCATTGACTTCACGGGCATCCCGTCTTGGGCGAAGCGTGTGACTGTGATGTTGCAGGGTGTATCCACCAACGGAACAAGTCACCTGCTGTTGCAGATCGGAGACGCTGGCGGGCTGGAAGCCACGGGATACGTAGGCGCAATTGGGGGTGCTTACGCATCTGGCGTGACGGGTATAACGTCCTCCACTGCGGGGTACGAGCTGGAAGTTGGCTCCACGACAGCCGCTGTTACGCGGCACGGCAACATTGTGTTGACTTATATAGGGTCAAATGTCTGGGCTTGCATCGGGGTGGTGGGCATAACGAGCATCAACGGCTCTTCTACATCCGGCGGCTCCAAAACCCTTTCGGCCACGCTCGACCGCGTCCGCATTACAACCGTGAACGGAACCGACACCTTCGACGCTGGCACCATCAACGTATCGTGGGAGGGCTAACTGATGTCCGAAATCCGCGCAAACTCAATCACCGACGCCGCTGGCACTGGCGCTCCTAACTTCCCGAATGGTTTGAGCGGTAGCGGTGCGTCTTTGACATCGTTGCCTGCGGGACAGTTGACTGGGGCGTTGCCTGCAATCAGCGGGGCAGCCCTGACAAATCTGCCTGCCCCCACCTCGCCACAGGTTGGCACGGCTACGGCTGGCTTGTCACTCGGCGGCGTCGGGACTTATGCTTTTTTGCATGAGTTAACGTCTCAAATTACCGACCCCGGCACGCTTCGCGCTGGCTCTGGCCTTTATTACGCAAACGCTATTTCGGACGTAAACAGCACGGGTTGGGCAGGTTATTACAACACCACGGCCAGCGGGACTTGGATGCTTATGGGGCAGACTGGTCGTGCGCTTGGCTCTGCTACGAATTACGCCTACGTTGCTGGCTCGCGCACATCACTGTGGCTAAGGGTTTCCTGATGAAAAGCGCGCACAAGGGGAGAACCTAACTTATGCCGATCACGCTCAATGGCAGCACAGGCATCACGGCACCAGCGTTTGATGGGACGTTGGACGCTGCGAACTTGACAGGAACCCTGCCCGCACTGAATGGCGCTGCCCTGACCAACCTTTCAGCCGGGAACCTCACAGGTGCCCTACCTCCGATAAGCGGCGCGGCCCTGACAGACCTCCCTGCCGGTACTCCAACATCCGCACAAGTCGGCACGGCCACCGCTGGCTTGGCATATGGCGCGGTTGGGTCGTATGGGTTTTTCCTGTGGAGCGGGGCGGGTCAACAGGGGCCGGGCGTAACTGTCTCTGGGTCCAGCCTTTTTCCGGCTAACTCATATGCCTACTCTACCGTTAGTGGATACGCCAGCGTCTACGGGCAGCCAAGTGGCACATGGCGGCTCATGGGTTCTACTGGGTACTATGACGGAACTGCGGCCCTTAACCGTGTCGACATGTACACCTCCGTCTTCATGAGGATTTCGTAATGAACTACCGCAACACACATCGCCTCGCAAACGGCTGGATCGACTGCGAGATTGAGCATCCAGACCACGGGTGGATACCGTTTACCTGCAACCCAAACGACACCGGGGCGCAGTTCGACGTGGCCGCACTTTACGCCCAGATGGATGCAGACCCTGCCACCGCAGCCTACGTTCCGCCCACACAGGAAGAACTGGACGCCGCAGCGGCAGAGGCTGTTCGTGCAGAACGTGACGCCAAGCTGGCATCCGATGTTGACCCTGTCGTCAGCAATCCGCTCCGCTGGGCCGACCTGACCGCAGAGAAGCAGGCCGAATGGGCCGCCTACCGACGGGCGCTTCTCGACATCACGGCACAGTCTGGCTTCCCGAGCAGCGTGGTCTGGCCCACAAAGCCGGAGTGACGCAAACCCGGCACTCTGATAAAGTGGCCGAAACTTAACCACGGGCGAGGGCGAAATGTCGTTTCCGTATTACGTCCAGCCTGAATACTGGGTCGAGGGCTACGCCGAGGGCGACGCCAAGATAACCGGGGCCGCGCTGACCGTGGCCTCGGCTGCCAGCGCCAGCGCCGGGATCATCAAGTTCGCAGAGGCAGCCCTGTCCGCATCCTCGGCGGCGGCATCCGACGCGCAGCGCATCCAGCAGCCGAGCGCGGCACTTTCGGCGACATCTGCGGCGACTGCGGCCTCCGAGCGCATCCAGCAGCCAAGCGCCGCGACCGCCGCGAGCAGCGCGGCAACATCCAGAGCCGAGGCTGTCTATCAAGACAGCGCGAGCGTGTCCGTCCAGTCGGCGGCTGCCGCGTCTGGGCAGCGCATTTTGCTGGGTAGCGCGACGTCTGCTGTTTATGCTATCTTCACCGCGAGAGCCGTCCTCAAGTGGGAGGGCAACACGCCGCAGGCCGAGGTTTGGACAGCGCAGTCAGTCACGGGCGACGATTGGACCCCGGTATCGGCTGACGGCTCGGTGTGGACCCCGCAGGCGGCACAGAACGAGACTTGGACCCCCGCATCGTCGTCAAGCGCGACGTGGACGCGGGCAGCGTGAGGTAAGAGATGGCTGACACGACAACCACCACCTACGGCCTTGTGAAGCCCGAGGTCGGCGCATCCGAAAACACTTGGGGCACCAAGGTCAACTCGGACTTGGACAAGATCGACGACCTTCTGGACGGCACGATTGCGATCAAGCCGAACCTGACGGTCGGCGAGTGGAAGATCGGCGGCACCGCAGTGACCCCGACGGCCGCCGAGCTGAACTTTGTGGACGGCGTCACGTCAGCCATCCAGACGCAGATCGACACCAAGGCCCCCTCATCCTCGCCAACGCTCACCTCGCCCACGCTGGCCAGCGTGGTTACGATCACTGGCGGCACGCAAAGCTGGACCGTCACCGCGAGCGGCACCAACCTGACGTTTGCCTACGGCGGGACGAACAGGATGCGCCTCGACAGCAGCGGCAACCTGACGGTCACCGGGAACGTGACAGGGTACGGGACGATCTCCTGATGGCCGTCCCGACTGGAACCGTAACGCTGGCCGACATCCAGCAAGAGTTTGGCGGGACCGATCCGATCTCGCTGGACGAGTATTATCGCGGCGGCACATATGTGCCGGATGGCGCGGGCACGGCCCTCATCCCGACGAGCGGGCCGATCAGCATGAACAATTTCCGTGGCGCGTCCAAGACCGTGACGGTCACATACGCCATCATCGGGGGTGGTGGTGGCGGCGGGGCTGGCAGAGACGATGACGGCGGGGCGGGCTACGGCCTCTACGCGACGTCTGGCGGGGCTTCCTCCATCAGCGCAGACGAGATGCAAACGATCACAGCGCCGGGCGGATCCGGCGGGTACAGCTTCGCTTACGTCTGGAACCAGCTTACCTTGGGCGCGGGTGAGGCCAGCTTCTATGGGCCGGGCGGCGCTCTGGTATCAACGCAGCAAGTCGGCCAAAACGCGCCATCCACCTCTTATGGGGCGGGCGGCGGCGGCGGCGGCGGCGACAATCCCCAGACGTTCGATTCGAGCGGCAACAGGGGGCAGGGCGGCTTTGCATCGACCCGGCTCACGGGCACTGTTGAGGTCGACTACGGCACCGAGCTTACGATCAGCATCGGGTCTGGCGGCCTCGGCCACGTCTTTGAGTACTACGGCGGGAACGGCGCGGCCGGGTATTGCGAGATCACTTGGAACGGCAACACGTCCACATTCACATCTTCTGGCACTTTGACAATTTCGTGACGAGAGAAAGGATCCAGACATGGACGTGCTTGAAGCCATCATGAAGTGGATCGTCGCCCCGGTGGCGGCATTCGTGTTTATGCAGTACCGTACGCAGCAAGAGCATGCGACGGACATCGCTGTCTTGAAGGCCGAGGCGGCCGCCAACAAGCAGGCGCATGATCGCGAGTTTAAGAACCTTCAGGACAACTTCAAGGCTGTGTTCGCCAAGCTGGACGACATCGAGAGGGCGTTGAGGAAATGAGGATAAACCAAGCGACCGTCAATCTGGTCAAAGAGTTCGAGGGCTTCCGCGCGAAGGCGTACAAGTGCCCGGCCGGCATCTGGACTATAGGGTACGGCACCACGGCCGCGGCTGGTGTTGGCATCACGCCCAAAGACGGCATGACAATCACCAAGAGCGACGCTGAGGCATATTTGCAGGCGGCTCTGGACAAGTTCGCAGATCAGATCGCGCCTTCAATCGCTGTAGCCATCAGCGACAACGAGTTCGGCGCCTTCGTCTCGCTGGCCTACAATATCGGGCCGGGTGCGTTCAAGAAGTCATCCGCGCTCCGCCTGTTCAACGCGGGCGACAAAGAGGGCGCGGCCAAGGCGATCCTGATGTGGAACAAGGCAGGCGGCAAGATCCTGAAGGGCCTGACGCGCCGCCGCGAGGCCGAGCGCAAGCTGTTCCTGACACCGACCGATGGCGAGTTTGAGGGGCGCACCAGCGTGGCTCAATCCACCACCGTGCAGGCGTCGGTTGTCCAGATCGCGTCCGGCGCCGGCGCTGGTGTCGCCGCAGTAGGCGCGCTGGATGGCACAGCCCAGATCGTGGCGATGGTGTTCGCGGGCGTTGTGGTCTTGGCGGCCATGTGGGTTATGCGTGAGCGCATCCGCCGCTGGGCAGAGGGCGACCGTTGATCTTCGCCCGGCTAAAACTCTGGGCGGCAGGCATCGGGCTTGTCGTTGCCGCGCTGGCAGCGAGCTGGCTTGGCGGCAGAAAGTCGGCTCAGGCCGACGCCAAGCAAGAGGAGCTTGAGGGATATGCCGAGACGCGCAAGCGAATGGACGAGATTGGCCGCATGTCTGATGCTGACGCTGCCCGTGACTGGCTGCGTGAGCGCGGTAAGCACTGATGCGGTCTGCGCCGGGACCGAAGCGGCGCGGACGGACCATGCGGCGTCTTTGGCTGACGATGGCGGGCCGCTTTCGGTGGTTTCCGGCGCGCGGCTGATCCAGCTCCTCGATGCGGGATGTGGATATGACACCTAGACAGCAAGAGGCCGTCGAGGCCTTCAAGCGCACGGGCAATGTGTCCGAGGCTGCGCGCGAGTTCGGCATAAATCATCGTGACTTCCAGCGCCTTCTGGACCGGGCTGGCTTCACGCCTGAAGTGCGGAAAGATTATCGCCTCGACCCGGCCATCGCCGACAGCATGAAAGCCGTCGGGACGAACATGGTTCCCTCAATGGCTTGGGTGAAGGTTCCCGCCAAAGACGAGGAGCCGGGTTACTCTGTCATGCTGCGGCCCGAGGCGGAGCAGCCGGAGGCCGTCGCGGATCGCATACGCGCGGCTCTGGAGGGCATGAAGCCCGCCGAGCCTGTGCTGGCCCCCGAAAGCGTCATGGCCGACCTGTGCGCCGTTTATCCGCTCATGGACGCCCACGTCGGCATGCTGGCGTGGGGCCGCGAGACAGGCTCGCAGGATTACGACCTCGAACACGCGGCTCAGGACATGCGGCACGCCTTCGCCAAGGTGCTGGCGCTCACGCCTGCGGCAGAGCAGGCGATCTTGCTGATAGGCGGCGATTACTTCCACAGCGACGACACGCGGTCAGAGACGCCGGCCAACCGACACAAGCTGGACGTGGACGGGCGCTTCTGGAAGGTGCTGGACGTTGGCATCGGGATAATCGCAGAGACCATCCACAGGCTGCTCCAGAAGCACGCGAGCGTGCTGGTCCGCGTACTCCGCGGCAACCACGACCCGCACTCAAGCATGACGCTGAACTTCGCGCTGGCGGAGCGGTACCGCAACGAGGCGCGGGTGACGGTCGAGAAGAATCCTCGCGACCTGTTCATGTTCCAGTGGGGCAAGTGCGCGATCTTCGCCCACCACGGCGACAGGGGCAAACCGCAGCAGATGGCCTTGTATCTGTCGGACGTATGCACGTTCTGGTCGCAGACGCGGCACAGGCATTACCTGACGGGCCATGTGCATCACGATCACGCCAAGGATCTCGGCCCGCTTCGGCATGAGAGCCTGCGCGCATTTTGCCCGCCTGACGCGTACGCTGCCGGCATGGGCTACGGCGGCAGACGCGCTTTGCAGTCTATAACCTTCCACAAGGTGGACGGCCTAGTCCTGCGCGCCTTGGACCCGATAGATCGGGAGGTTGGCTAAATCATGCCTCTGCTGTATGATGCGCCACACAGGAGACACAGATGCCTCTAATCCCGCTCCAGATCCCACCGGGTGTCTACCGCAACGGCACCGAGTATCAGGCCAGCAATCGCTGGTATGACGCCAATCTGGTGCGCTGGATCGACGGCACGATGCGGCCTGTCGGCGGCTGGCGCGAGCGGGACACCGTCGGCGCTTCCGCCCCGCGGGCGGCTCTGGCTTGGCAGGATCTCAGCAGTGACCGCAGGTATGCGGCCGGCTTCCACAATGCCCTGAAGTCTGTTCTGGCGTCTGGCACCGTCGTCGACATCACCCCGGCAGATTTGACGAATGGCACGGTCGATGCAGAAGTGAACACCGGCTACGGCGGCGGCTTTTATGGCCTTGAGGCCTACGGCGTTGAGCGTGCGGACAAGGGCAACTACGGAGAGGCCACGACGTGGGCCCTCGACAACTGGGGCCAGAACCTTGTCGCGTGTTCCATCGCGGATGGGCGCCTGCTTGAGTGGGACTTGAACCCGGCCAACGACGCGGCGGCGATCAGCAACGCGCCGACGAACAACCTTTCACTCGTCGTCACCGGCGAGCGGTTCCTCTTCGCCCTCGGCGCCGGGGGCAACCCACGCAAGGTTCAGTGGTGCGACCGGGAAGACAATACCGAATGGACGCCGGCGACGACAAACGAGGCGGGCGACATCGAGCTGCAGACCAGCGGCCAGATCATGCTCGGCATCAAAACGCGCGGCCAGACCTTGATCCTCACGGACCAAGACGCCCACGCTGCAACCTATCAAGGGCCGCCGTTTGTGTATGGCTTCGAGCGTGTGGGCTCGGCCTGCGGCGTCATCGCCCGCAAGGCAGCCGTCTCCGTCGACGAGGGCATCTTCTGGATGGGCAAGCGCGGCTTCCACATCTATTCGGGCGGCGCGGTTCAGGACATCCCCTGCGAGGTCTCGGATTACATCTTTAGCGACATCAGCGGCGCGCAGTCATCCAAGATTTACGGCGTCAGCAACCAGCAGTTCAACGAGATCTGGTGGTTCTATCCGTCGGGCGCATCGCTCGAAAACGACCGCTACGTCGTCTTCAATTACGCCGAGCGTCACTGGTCGATTGGCACGCTGTCCCGCACGGCTGGCGTGGATAGCGGTGTGTTCCGCAACCCGATTTGGTTCGGGACCGACGGTGTATCGTACGATCACGAAACTGGCCTCGCGCTTGATGGCGCGGACGTCTTCGCCGAGAGCGGGCCGATCAGCCTCGCCGCCGGTGATAACGTCATGGTGGCCACCATGCTGATCCCGGATGAGAAGACGCAGGGCGACGTCAATGCGACGTTCAAGACGCGCTTCCACCCGAATGACACGCAGCGCAGCTACGGGCCGTATTCGATGGCCAACCCCACCAGCGTGCGCTTCACGGGCAGGCAGGTGAACGTGCGCGTTGACGGGGCACGCCTCGCTGACTGGCGCGTCGGCGTCATGCGCCTTGATGCCAAGCCGGGTGGCCTGCGGTGAGTTTAGGTTTCAGCCCACCGCCAGTGACGCCTGACCTGCAGGTGTGGGCGCAAAACATTGTGTCGTACCTGCGCCGCACCGCGTCTCGCTTGCAATTCAAGAACACGACGTCTTCGGCCGTCGACGACGGATCGATCCTGTGGGATCCTGTCGGCGGGTATCCCGTCGTCTCCAAGGGCAGCGTCTGGCGGCAGATCGTGCTGGCCGACGGCTTCGCAATACTTGGGCAGGACACAGACATCACGGCGGCCGCCATCAACACGGCTTATAAAGTTGCGCTGGACACCATCTCAGCGCAAGGAATAACCGTCACCGGCTCGCCGGCGACCGAGATCACCTTCGCCGAGGGCGGCCTGTATGAAATCGCTTTCACGGCGCAGATCAGCAGCACGTCGAGCAGCCAAGTGAATTTTCGCTTCTGGCCGCGCAAAAACGGCACCGACGTCCCGGGCAGCACCATCGTCGCCAGCCTGCACAACAACGGCGCGACCTTTGTGGTCAGCCGCACGGCCATCTTCAGCTTCGCTGCCGGCGACGTGCTGAATGTCATGTGGGCCGTTGACAGCACGAACGGCTACCTTCACGCGCATGTGGCGACGGCTTACGCCCCAGCCGCGCCGTCCGTGACGCTTGTCATCACGCGGGTGCAGGCATGAACATCATCGACGCCAACCGCAAGCACATTGAGGCCGCGCTGGAGTACAGCGGCGGCACGCACATCTTCGACGACGTGAAGCAGGGCATCTTGGAGGGGCGCATGCAGCTCTGGCCAGCGCCGAATAGCTGCGCCGTGACAGAGATTGTGGAGTATGCTAGAAAGAAGGTGCTGCACGTCTTTCTCGCCGGAGGGCAGATGGATGAGGTGGTTGACGGCATCGAGAGCGTGGCCGACTGGGGCCGACAGCAGGGATGCGAGAGCATGACAATTTCTGGCCGCAAGGGCTGGGAGCGGATCTTAGACAAGAGCGGGTTTCGCCCCGTCATGGTCGTGATGGAGAAGGAATTGTAATGGGCGGCGGAAGCAAATCGACAAGCGTATCGGTTCCAGCGTGGCTGGAAGACGCAGGGCGCTCGGCCTTGGCCCGCAGCGAGGCTGTATCGCGCATCCCGTACGCGCCGTATTACGGGCCTGACGTGGCCGCGATGACGCCGATGCAGGTGGCCGCCATGCGCGGGACCAACCAGATGGCGGAGGCCTTCGGCTCTCCGACGGCAGACGTGACGGCAGGCATGCCGACCGCGCAAGATTACGGCGGCATGAGCGCATACTCTGCCGGGCCGATGTACGACGCGGCTCTGGCCGAGTTGCAGCGTCGCCAGCCGGGGACGTACGACGCGATCATGGCACAGTTTGGCGGAACTGCAGGGGCAGGCGGCGGCGTCGGATCTTCGGCATCCGCCACGGGTTACGTCCCCACGATGGAGCCGCGTATGCCACAGCGTGACGGTCGTGGCCGCATGCCATCGGCGAGCGCGCCGACAGCGACAGGAACAGGCTCTATGGGTCTGCCAGACCCCATGAGCGGCAGGATCACAAGCGTCGGCCCCATCGGGCGTGATGGCGGCGGCGGCATGGGACGAGGGAAATAACATGGCAGGCGGATCGAACCCACAGAACGTCCAGACGCCCGTCGCTGGCAATGTCTCGCAGACGTCGGCCAACCTGTTCAATCAGGCTGCGGCAGGCCCGAACATCGGCCAATTCATGAACCCATACACCAGCATGGTGACGGGTCAGGCGATGCAGGATCTCAACCGCCAGCGCCAGATGGCCATCAACGACATCGGGGCGTCCGCCTCGCGCGCCGGCGCCTTCGGTGGGTCTCGCCAAGGTGTGGCGGAGGCTCTGACCAACACAGGCTTCGCGCAGCAGGGTGCGAACTTGTTCGGCAATCTGCAACAGCAGGGCTTCAACACGGCTTTGGGCGCGGCTCAGAACCAGCAGGGCATCCAGTCCAACCTCGCAGGGCAGGGCTTCGGCTTCGCGCAGAGCATCGCCGACCGTCAGGCGCAGCAGGGCGCGCAGCAGCAGGCCCTTAATCAGGCTTTGATCGACGCCTCCAAGGCGCAGTACGGCGGCTTTACTGGATCCCCCACCGCCGCCCTTGCGCCCCTGTTCGGCGGCCTCGGCGCAGCTAACATGGGGCAGCAGACGCAGACGACCACGCAGAAGCGCGGCCTGTTCGACTACATCACCGCCCTCGCTGGCATCATGCCGAGCTAAGAACCAGATGGTCATGACGCCCGAGCAACTGAAGAGAATGGTTTTCCCCGGCGAAAGCGGCGGGGATTACAATGCCCTCTTCGGCTACGCCAACCGCCCCGGCGGACAGTTCGCGGGCGTCAACCTGACAGACATGACGGTCAATCAGGCGCTGCAATTTTCAAACCCGAGCGGCCCCTACGCGCAGAGTGTCAGGGGTCAGATCGGCCGTGTGGCGACCCCGATGGGTGCATATCAGGTCGTTGGCACGACACTGCGTGATGCTGCGAAGGGCTTGGGCCTGACAGGCAACGAGCGCATGACGCCCGAACTGCAAGACCAGATCGGGATGTGGATTTATCAGAACCAAGGCCCCGGCGCTTGGGAAGCATGGGGCGGCGGTGGCGGCGGTAGCGGCTCCGCAAGTTCAGGGAAGGATGGCGCGATGCCTATGGGATTGTTTGACATGCAGGAAGAGCCGCAGACCTTCGGGCAGCGGCTGAAGCGTGACTTCCAGAGCGGAGAGTTGATGGACCGCATCGCGCTGGCCGCCAACACGCTGCGTATGGACCCCGACCAGAACCTCGCGCAGATGATCCAGATCCGTCAGGAGAAGCGCGGCGAGAAGGACACGGCCAACCGCACGGCTCAGTGGCTGATGTCGCAAAACCGCGAAGATCTGGCGCAGGCCCTGATGACGGGGGCGCTGGACGCCAAGACGGCTGTGGCGACGGCTCTGACGCCTGCCGCCGACACGCGCACGGCCATGATCCAGAACTACGAATATTGGCTCACTCAGGGCAAGACGCCGGAAGAGGCGGAGGTTTTGGCCCGTGCAGGGGCTGGTGGTACGAATGTCACCACTGCACTGCCGGAGCAGGAAAAGGCATACGACAAGGGTATGGGCGAGTGGGCCGTCAAAACATACACCGGGCTTCAGGACGCCGCCGCGGCGGCGGGCGACCAGATGGCAAACTTGGGCCGGATGGAGAGCTTGATGAACGACCCCAACTTCCGCAGCGGGACGGGGACAGATGCCATCGTGTCCATGCAGAAGATGGTTGAGGCTCTCGGCGGCAACCCTGCCGACGTGGGCAGCATTGAAGCCTTCCGTGCGGCATCCACGCAGGCCGTCATGGCGTCTCTCGGCGGCTCGCTCGGGGCTGGCTTCTCAAACGCTGACCGCGACTTTGTTATGAGCATGTCGGCCAACCTCGACAACTCGGTGCAGGGTAACAAGATGATCCTGTCCGCGCAGAAGAAGATCGCGCAACGCAAGATCGAATTGGCCCGCCTCGCTGACGAGTACATCGCCAAGAACGGGCGGCTGGACGCCAACTGGCCGATGGTGATGCGTCAGTACGCGGAACAGAACCCGCTCTTCGGCGGCACAGGCGGGGCTGGCACGACCGACCCCAATTCATATATTCCGGGAGGGTAAGAGCGTGGCCGACTTCACTAAGGAGCAACTTCTGCAGGGCGTGGATAACGCCATCGCGGCGGGAGATCTGGCGGCGGCTCAGGCGCTGCTTGCGAGGGCCAATGCTGTCGATCCTGTCCCGACCACTAGCCTTCTGGAGCAGGGCGTCACAGGAGCCAATATCGGCGTGGCGCGTGGCATCGGCGCACCCGTAGACATCGTCAACGCTGGCCTTTCAAAAGTTGGCCTTGGCTCCGACTACCCAATCGGCGGGTCGGAAAGCCTGAAAGATCTGTTTCAGGCAATATCATTCGGAAACGCTATCAGCGACGTGCCGCCGCAGACCAGCGGGCAGAAAATTCTCCGCCGCACGACAGAGGAGGTTGGCGCGGCGGTGCCTATGGCCCTCGGAGCGGCGGCAACTGTGCCAGCAAAAGCGGCGGCCACGGCAACCCCAACAGTCCTGAGCGCGGCTCGGCAGATTGCTGATGACGTCAGAAATGCCTACCGGGCCAGCCCTTCCAAGTTCGCAGCATCCGAGGCGGCAGCCGCAGCGGGCGGCGGTGCGGCGGCTGGCGCGACATCTTTGGCATTCCCCGACAACGCCACCGCCGAGGTAGTCTCGCAGATCGTGGGCAGCCTTGGTGGGTCTCTCGCCGGAAACACTATTGAGCGGCTGGCCACCAAATTGCCAAAGGGTCCGCAGACCCCGGCGGCATTGAAGAGCGCCGCTGGCGACCTGTACGACGACGTGCGGCAGGCCAATATGGTTTTCCCGTCCACAATCTTCGGGGATGTCGCGAAGAGCGCCAGAGACATCGCAAAAGATCAGGGCATTCTTTTGCCGAATGGGAAGCTCGACCCAGACTACACAAAAGTGCAGGGCGTGTTGAACATCCTTGATCTGTACAGGAAGTCCAACATGATCGACCCGGCGCAAGTGCTGGCGACGCGGCAGGGCATTGCGTCTCGCGCCAAAGACGCGTCCGGCACAAGCGAGGGCGTCATTCTGCGTCGGATTTTGAAAGAGTTTGACGACGAGACGAGCCAACTTGCGCCACAAATCAGGGTCGCAAATTCTATGTACCAGCGCGCCATGAAGGGCGAGACGCTGACGGACCTGCTTGAAATCGCAAGGGTGAACGCTGGCCAGTTTAGCCAGAGCGGGATGGAAAACGCGGTGCGCGGCCAGTTTCGAGACTTGTCACGCAAGATCATTCGCGGGCAGGAGATTGGCTGGACGCCGGAAGAAGTGACCGCCATCAACCAGATTGCGGCGGGTGGCACTATCGATAACGCCTTGCGGTTTGTCGGAAAGTTCGCGCCGCGCGGCCCGGTTTCAATGGGAACAGGTATGGGCACCGTAGGGACGGCCCTGATGGCGCTGACCCGAGACCCATACGTCGCGATGGCTGGGGCTGGTGCTTTTGGTGGGACTGCCCTCGGAGCAAACGTGGCTGCAGGTGCTTTGCAAACGCGTGCGGTCGAGGATCTGATCCAGAAGGTTATTGCTGGCAGGCCATTATCGGACCAAGGTAAGGAGCGCATGCGGGCGGCTCTTATGGCCTACATGACAGGCGCTGGCGCACAGCAAGTGGCGCAGCCCAGCGACGAGCAGAACCAGAGATAACGGGGAAGACACATGGCAAAGCGCGAAAAATACGGCCCCGACGTCGAACTGGCGACCGATGACGAGATGGGAATGATCCTCGAAGGCTTCGAGGCCGAGGACGAAGAGGAAGAAGACGAGGGCGCATTCACTGCCCTCGACGAGGACCAGATCGAAAGCATCGTCGGCACGGCCATTGACGAGGCCGTCGCCTTCATCGCCGACGAGATCGCCGACCGCCGCATCAAATCGCAGCGGTACTTCAACGGCGAGGTCGATATCGGCGAGGAAGAGGGCCGCAGCACCATCGTCTCCACCAAGTGCCGCGACACTGTGCGTGCCGTGAAGCCGTCGATCCAGCGCGTGTTTATGACGTCCGAGCGCCCCGTCGAGTTTATCCCGAGCGGCCCGGAAGACGTGGCCAGCATGGAGCAGGCGAGCATCTACGCCGCGGCCAAGTTCCGCCAGAACAACGGCTACCAGATCCTGCGCGACGTCACCCACGACGCGCTGGTGAACATAACCGGCTTCACCAAGGCATACTGGGCCGAGTACGACACGCCCAAGGTCTACGACTTCACCGATCTGGACGAGGCGCAGTATCAGGCCATCGAAAGCTCGCCCGGGGCTGAGATTGTGCGCGTCGAGCAGCGGCCAGACGAAGAGACCATCCGCGTGATGCAGGAGCAGGTCGATCAGGCGCAGGCGATGGCGGCTCAGGCTCAGGCCGCCGGCCAGCCTGTTGACCCGTCGATGATCCCGCAGATGCCGGAAGAGCTGCCGCAGCTTTATGACGTGCGCGTGATCCGCCGCAACCCGGCCGGCAAGCTGTGCATCGACACGCTGCCGCCGGAAGACTTCTTCATCGACCGCAACGCTCGCGGGGACAAAGACTTCTATATCATCGGCCACCGCACTGAGATGCGCGCAGCCGACGTCATCGCGATGGGCATCGATGAAGAAAAGGTCATGGATCTGGACAGCGGATCCAGCGTTGACATGCGAGATCAGGAAGAAGAGGAGCGCCGCCGCTACACCATCCAGCGCGATGAGGACGAGAACGCCGAAGATCCGTCCATGAAGAAGGTGACGATCTCTGAGGCCTACATGCGGATCGACATCGACGGCACCGGCATGCCCGTCCTGCACAAGTTCCTCATGGGCGGCACGTCCAACCGCCTGCTGTCCTATGAGCCCGTCGACGATCACCCGTTCGCGAGCTGGCACGTCGACCCTGAGCCGCACACCTACTTCGGGCGCAGCCTCGTCGAGATCATCGAGCAGGATCAGGACGCAGCGACGGCTATCACGCGCGGTATCTTGGACAACGTCATGATGACGAACAACCCGCGCATCGAGGCCGTCAAGGGTCAGGTCGAAATGGACGACCTGCTTAACAACGAGATCGGCGCCGTCGTGCGCGTCAACCAGCCCGGCATGCTGCGCGATCTGGCTGTCCCGTTCGTCGCCGGCCAGACCCTGCCCGCGCTGCAGTACATCGATCAGATGGTCGAGATGAAGACGGGCGTGACGCGGGCCAGCATGGGCCTAGATCCCGACGCCATGCAGTCGACCACCAGAGCGGCCGTCACGGCCACTGTGAGCGCCGCTGCTGGGCAGGTTGAGGTGATGGTGGCCAACCTCGCCTACACGGGCATGCGTCGCCTGTTCCAGCAAATCCTGAAGCTCATGGCGAAGCACAGCACCAAGGCAGAGATGCTGCGGATCAACGGCACCTACGTCCCTATGGATCCCCGCGTGTGGGACACCGAACTGGACGCGACCGTCAACGTCGGCCTCGGCACTGGCAAGGAAGAGCAAAAGACGGCCATGCTGGGTCAGGTTCTGCAAATCCAACTGCAGGCCATCGGCACCTACGGCCCGGCCAACCCGCTCGCCGGGATACCGCAGTTCCGCAACACGCTGGCCGACATGCTGACCCTGAACGGCATCCACAACGTGGACCGCTACTTCTTGCCGATCCAGCCAGCGCAGCCGCAGCAAGGCGCACCGGGTGAGCAGCAACAGCGGCCGCAGGGCGATCCGGCTCAGGCTATGGTGGCCGCCGAGCAGATCAAAGCGCAGGCCAAGCTGCAGTCCGACGCGCAGCGCATGCAGCTTGAGTTTATGAAGGCTCAGATGCAGGACGACCGCGAGCGTGACCGCATGCTGCAGGATCTGGAGATCGCGATGGCGCAGATCTCGGCCAAGTACGGCATGGCCATCGACACGGCGCAGATCAAGGCGCAGCAGGCCGCAACGCAGGCCACGATGCAGCCGCAGCAACAACCAATGCAGCCGCAGCAAGGCATGCCTAACGGGATGCCGATCTGATGGACATTCAGCAGCGAGCCGCCCGAGCGAAGGCCCTCTTGGAAGACCCTCTTCTCAAAGAGGCCTTCGATGTGTTAGAAAATGCACAGATCAGCGCGTTCACCACTCAGGTGTGCGATGCTGAACAGCTCATGGAGGCGCACCGGATGGTCCGGTCGCTGCGGATGCTCAAGGACCAACTGACCTCGTTCATCGTTGACGGGAAGTTGCTTGACCACCGCGAAGGGAAGAGGAAGCAGCACCGTGGATGACACGACTGCACTTGACGGAAGCATCGATGCCGTGGCGGCCAGCCTGATTGACGGGCCGCCGCAAGAAGATGAACAGCCAGAGGATTTGGAGCAGTCCGACGAGGACGACGCACAAGACCAGACCGAGGCTGACGAGGCGGAACCTGAAGAGGATTACGCCGACGAAGAAGAGGACGAAGGCGCAGACGAAAGCGACGCGGACGTCGAAGAGGAAGAGCCAGCCGAGCAGCTTTTCACCGTGAAGGTGGACGGCCGCGACCAGCAGGTTCCCCTCGCCGAACTACTCCGGGGCTATGCGGGACAGGCCTACATCCAGAAGGGCATGAAGGAAGTCGCAACGATCAAGCAACAGGTCGCGGCGGTTTACGAAGCCCTGAACAATGAGCGACAGCAAATCGCCCAATTCGCACAGGCGGCGCAGACGGGACAAGTGCCCATGCGGCCGCCAGAACCTCCGAGCGAGGAACTGCTATCCAGAGACCCTATCGGCTACCTTGAAGCACGCGTGAAGTACGACAAGGAAGCAGCGGCATACCAGCAAGGCCAGCAGGCCATGCAGGAGATGTCGGCCCGTCAGGCTAAGGCGCAAGAACAGGCCCACCGGGCCTTGCTTGCCGAAGAGCATCAGAAGCTGGCTCAGATGATCCCAGCCTTCGCCAAGCCCGAAACGGCGGCCAAGGTGAAACAGGATCTCCTGAAGGCAGGGCAAGAGGTCTACGGCTTTGATCTTGACGAACTGCGCGCAGTCTCTGACAGCCGCATGCTTCGCGTCCTGCACGATGCAGCCCAGTACAAGCGCATCATGGCGGGCAAGGCCACCGAAAAGCAGCCATCGCAGGCACCGAAGACCCCGGTCATCAAGCCCGGCGTCAAGGCTGCACCGCAGGCGAGCAAGCGAATGAAGGGCGAGAAGGCCAAAGCTCAGATGAAGCGCAGCGGGACCGTCGATGACGTCGCCCGTTTTCTCCTGATGTAACCCAAATCGAAGGATCACAGCCATGGGCGTGAACGCAAATACCGAAAAGACTTACGACGTAACCACCATCCGCGAAGACCTGCAGGACGCATTTATCTCCATCTCCCCGATGGAAGTGCCGTTCCAGTCGGCCATCGGCCGTAAGACCGCCTCGAACACCTATTTCGAGTGGACCGAAGTCGATCTGGCCTCGCCCGCAGCGAACCGCGTGAAGGAAGGCGAAGCTGCCCCCGGCAACGACGCACCGACCAACGGCAAGCGTCTGGGCAACTACACCCAGATCTCGGACAAGGTCGTCGAAGTTTCGACCACCGCAAACGCTGTCAACGGCGCTGGCGACATCCAGACCATCGCGAAGCAGATTGCCTTCAAGCTGAAGGAACTGAAGCGCGACATGGAAGTCATGCTGCTCTCGAACATCGCTGCCGACGCTGGCGGCGCTGACGAGGCCCGCATCACCGCTGGTCTGCCTGCCTTCCTGCGTACCAACGTGGACCGCTCGACTGGCACCGTTGACGGCGCGAACCCGACCCTGTCGGGCACGACCGCTGGCTACCCGAATGCCGCCGCCACCGACGGCTCGGTTCGCGCTTTGACCGAAGACATGCTGAAGTCGGTCATCGCCAAGTGCTGGGACTCGGGCGCAGAGCCGTCCATCGTTCTGTGCGGCTCGGCTGTGAAGCAGAAGATATCTTCGACCTTCACTGGCTCGGCCACCAAGTACCAAGACATGACCAACAAGAAGTCGCTGGTTGCTGCCATCGACGTTTATGTCTCGGACTTCGGCACCCTGCAGATCGTCCCGACCCGCTTCTTGGAGACCCGCACCGCGAACTCCGAGACCGTCGCTGGCCGTGACGTGTTTGTTCTGGACCCGAACTACGCTCGCGTGGCTTTCCTGAACAACGTCTCGCAGACCCCGCTGGCCAAGACTGGCCACTCGGACCGCCGCCTGATCGCCGTGGAATACGGCCTGCAGGTGGACAGCGAGAAGGCACACGGCATCATCGCCGACATCAGCGGCGCTCTCTGATCGCCGCCGCAAGACCCGGGCATCCCTTCGGGGGTGCCCACCTATTCCGAGGGGACACCATGAAAATTCGCATCACCACAGACCGCCTGCCGCAGCCGGAGCGCCACAAGGGTGCCGAGATCGACGTCTCGGACGAGAAGGCCGCCGCCATGATCGCGCAGGGCTTCGCAGAGGCCGTAGAGAGCGCACCAGTCGCCGCGCCGGCACCTACCCGCCGCCGCCGTGGGGAGATCGCGCTGTGAAGCTGTATGACGTCAACGAGCGCATGATCGAGGAGGATGGCAAGCTCATCATCCGCCGGCACCAGAACGTGCAGGCCCTGCTCGACGAAAACCATGAGATTGCATCGTACGCTCCAAGCGCGCACGGGGATGCCAAGTTCCGGCTGGCCGGGCGGATCCCGCTCGTCATCGCGGAGCAGTGGGCTATGGAGTGCGGCGAGGCCGTCGGCACGCAGGGCTTCGCGCAGTACGTCCGAAAGAAACTGGCAGACGGCGACTTCGCCAAATTCCGCGTGAAAGGGTTCTGACATGGCCGACGAGGCAAACACCCCCAACCATCGGTATTACAAGCCGGAGAACAACATTCTCCTGCAGCCGAACGAGACGACCAAGACGATCATCAAGGCGTCCGCCATTGAAAAGATCGACGCGCACATCGCGGCTCTGGCTGCACTGCGTGGGGAGTGATCGCGAGGGGCGCTATGGTTGAGAAATGAGCCGTAGCGCAGTCTGATTTCTGACCAACACAAAGCCTGTGCGCGCCCCTCGCAGATTTTCGTATCAAATCAAGATCTGGCCATCAAGCGTTTTTCGCGCTCCATGTCGTCGATTGCGCGCCTGATGGCGGCCGGGCTCGCGGACAGCTTGACCTTCGGCCGCTTCTCGTTGTCGATCAAATCGACCCACACCTTGCTCTTCACGCTGACCTTCTGGGGCGAGAAATTGTGCATTGGCAGCACGATCCCGAAGCGGTCGCAGGCCTTGCTGATGCTAGACCTGTGCTTGTCGTACTGTCGCGCCGTCTCTGATATTGTCCACCCGTTCTCACTGGCGACCCTCATCATATCGCGCGTGATAACCTTGCTGGTTGTTGGCATTTGCTCTCTCCCTGATGGTGTCGATGGTGTCTTTATTCTGGTGGGCCATGTATTCGATCAGCTCAAACTGCTCTTGCGTGACCCACCAGCCCGGCAGCTTGACGTAGCCGGCGTCTCGCAGGGCGCGTGCTGCTGGGCTGTCACTGGCGGATCTGGTCATCAGTCGCTGTCCGTTGTGATTTCGTAAGCCACGAGATGCAGAACACCGACGGCTGCGGCGAGAGGGATGCGTCCGCTATACTCATAGACCAGCGCCTTGATCCGATCACCCAGTTCCCCGGTCACGTCTTCGGCCCGCTTGCCGTCGCCCTTCAAGACGCGGATGTCAGTCATGGCTCTCTCCTTTGATGTCTGCGAGGGCGGCGCGGGCGATCACCTGTGCAGTTATACCCGGTCCCATACGGTAATACTGGCGATCACGGATGATCTCCAACGCCTCCACCGCCTTCGCCAGCTTGGCTTCAAGTTCAGCCACGGTGTTGTCCATCACAACCTGCGCCATGCGGCAGGTGTTCAGTTCAGCAGTCAGGGCTTCGATCTTCTCCCCGTTGATGGCGTCAAGGTCATCCATAAGTTTGACTTTGGCCGTCAGGGCTTCGATGCGGTCAAGTCGGGCATCGGTCCCGCTTGGTTCACTCATGGCAAAAACTCCTGCTCCACGGGAAGCATCTCGCAGGTCATCTTGTGGTCATAATCCAGCGTGTCACCGACGGCCGCCTTGGCCTCCTCGCAGGCCTCCTCGGTCACATACGGGATGCCGTAGCTGGCAGTGTCGAGAGGGCCGCTCAGGGCCGTGATCCAGAGGATCGTCATGTAGGTCACTTCGTGCATCTTATCCTCCTCAGTGCCGCGTTTCGGTGTGTATGGTGTCGCTCATGTCTGCCGTCGCGCGCAGGCCGCGCGAGATGGCTTCACGGCTCATGCCGATGGACAGGCCGAAAGTGTAAATCGTGGCGAGCAGGGCCGGGATGATGTCGGCCCCCTTTTCGCAATACGCGCTGAACATGGTCAGCGTCAGCGCGCACAGTTCGGCCTCGCTCATGTTGTCGGGAAGGGCGAGCATAATCGCGTCGAGCTGCGCGTCTGTCATGTTGGTGGTCAGGTCGCTCATGCCACATCCTCCGGCAGATCGAAGCAGGTCAGCCGCACCACACGCCCGGCTGCGACCAACTCGGCCAGCTTGGCGGCGATCTTGTCGTCAGCCATGTTCATATCCTCGGCGATCTCTTCGACGGTGGCGCGGCCATCGGCTTGCAGGTTGCCGAGGATGAAGGCGGCCAGCGTATCATTCCGTGATACAGGCGCGGCATCCTCCAGCGAGATCGCCAGCCAAGGCGTCTTTTCCGGCTGGCTCATGTTGGGGACGATCTGCGCCATGACCTTCTGGCCCGGGCGCAGGCTGGCGTCCAAAGCCAGCTTGGACGGGATAAACACATTCTGCGTCATGTCGCTGGCCAGCACGGCGAAGGTCGTGCCAGTGGCGAGGCGGTTAGTTACGATCAGTTCAGTCGGTTGCATTGTTTTTCTCCAGTTTTTTCAATTCGGCTTCCGCGTCGCGCTTATAGTGAAGAAGGATGCCGATCTCTTCCCCGACCCATGCAGGGCGAACACCCGTGCCGTATCGCTTTTCCAGATCGTCGATCTGGCTCTGCCGCAGTTCGATGTAGGCGAGTAGGTCTTGCTTGCTCATTCTAGTGTCTCCATTGCGCTTTCGATGAAGGTTTGCGCGACCGGGGCAGCGATGGCATTGCCGTAACCGCGCAGTCGTCCCACTCTGGCGGGAGACCCATGAGCCAGCGGGAATGTGCTGGGTTCAACTGGCCGCCACTTTCCATCGCGGCAGAAGAGCCAATCAGCATCTCGCCAGAAACCGTTAGTCGGGCTGGGCCGTCCACAATCGCCGCGAAGGCTGTCACTGCAAGACTGTTGTTCCAGCCCTTCCGCTCTGCCTCTTTCTGGGCCGTTTCCAGTGATGCGATCACCGAATTTGCTGCGTTGTTCACAGTCGGCGTCGGCCAGCCTGCAATCCAAGCCACCCTCGGCACCGTGTCGTCCCGCATCTGGCCGTCCCTCCGAAACATTGAACCCTCCAGATTGCCCGTGTCCTTGTGGTCCCGTGTCGTTGGCGTCGGCCAGCCCGCCTGCTGCACCTCGAATGACAGCTTCAGGCTGTTGCCCGTCCCTGACGGAGCCAACCCGCTCTGCTTGCTGTCCTGAACCACTGGCGTCTGCCAGCCCGTCAGCGCTGCCGCATGATTGATCGTCACCTGAACCTTCGTGCCGCTTTCCCTCTTGAGCGCCATCAAATTCGCTGGCGTCCGGCCCCCAGAGCCTGCGTGTGCGTCCGGCGTCGGCCAACCCAACAAACCAGAGGCGCTGTCTGATGTGCGGCGCGCCGACGCCCGCAGCGCACAGATCAGCCGCCCCGAAGGCGTAGCCCGTGGCTTCCATGTCAGTTGATACAAGGTCGAGCCAACCGAGGCCGTCTTTGCTCGCAACTTGCTCTCCAAAGACGATTGCAGGCTGGCACTGGCTGATGAGGTGATGCCAGTGCGGCCAGAGGTGCCGCTCATCATCGACCCCGCCTCGGCGACCTGCGCTGCTGAAAGGCTGGCACGGGCAGCTTCCCGTCCAAACAGGACGGTCATCGGCCCAGCCTGCGGATCGCAGGGCGTAGGACCAGACGCCGATCCCTGCGAAGAAGTGGCACTGGGTGAAGCCTCTGAGTTCATCAGGGGTAACATCGACAATTGATCGTTCATCTACCACTCCATCTGCTATGTGGCCTTGCTTGATAAGTTCCCGCAGCCATGCCGCTGCCTTGGGGTCGATCTCGTTGTAATAGGCTGTCATCACATGATCCCCAATCTATCCAGTGCAAAGTACGATTTCTTGTAAGCCTTGATAAGGCCATCAACGCAGGCGATCCTGTCCTGAATGTGCGGGGTCGGCGCGGTGTCATTAACGATGGTCAGCGTCTCGCGATAGTCCCACAGCGCCGTCAGCACGATGTGCGTGTCCATTGCTCCAAGTTTTACGGCCATCTCACCACCCCATCCCGTGTCCGATGAGCAGCAGGCCGTAGCCCGAGCCGAAGATTGCGATGACGCCGATCAGGTCGGCGATGATGTCACGAATGCGGTATTTCATTTTAGTCTCCTATCAAAACGGCGGCTCTTCGCCGGGGTAAGTTGGTTTCCACTGTGGCGGCGCATAGGCGGCGGGCTGCAGCGTGGGCTTCGGCGGGGCCTGCCGGGGGATGAGCCCCAGCAGGTTGAGGTGTTCGGCGAGGGTCATGCGTTGCGCCAGCCTTCTTTCCAAGCGAAGTAACGCTGCGGCTCTGCGTAAACGTCAAATGGGTTGTAGTGGCAGGCGATGCCTGATGCGCGCGCCAGGCGGCCAGCGGCAAAGTCTTTGGCTTCAAGCGGGTGGCGGTTCATCTTGGTCATCCTTGTTTGCTTGTTCGTATTGACAACCTACACGATGCAGCGGCCAGTGCAACCAAATAAATGCGCTTGACGCCAATTATTTTCGTCTTTAGGTCTGGTGACATCGAAACACAGGAGAGCGCCAATGATGGCTCAAACTCAAATACGGCTATGGTGCGCGCAAGACGGGCGCAAGCTGGGCTGGCTCGCAAGAAAAGTGCCAGTGGCGGCGTCCAGCTTTTCCCGCTGGATGACGGGCCGCGTCGTGCCGTCGGCTGTCTACCGCCACCGCTTGGCCGACATAACCGGGATCGAGGATTTGCGGTTTGAAGAGGAATGGATTTCTGGGAGGGACTTCGCATGAACCGCAGCGAGATTTTGGACACCGCCAAGCAATACGTCAACGTGGACCGCGCCGGCACGCACGGTGACGCTGAAAGCAATTTCGGCCTGATCGCGGCTTACTGGTCGGCTCACCTTGACGTCAACGTGACCGCAAGCGACGTGGCCGTGATGATGACCCTGATGAAGCTGGCGCGGGCCAAGTCGAACCCGGCGCACGCCGACAACTGGGTGGACGGCTGCGGATATCTGGCCTGCGGCGGCGAGATTGCGACGGGTGAGGCATGACGCTCATCCTCGGCATCGACCCCGGCAAGCAGGGTGCCTTCGCGCTGCTGGATTGCGACGAGATGCAGGTCAGCACATACGACATGCCCGGAACGCTGGAAGAGAAGCGCGCCCTGATCTCGGACATCGGAAGGGTGAAGTGCTGCTGGCTCGAGCGGCCGTTCTATCCTCGGGCCATAGGCATCCGCAATGCCGTCACCATCGCTGTCGCGTACGGTGAACTGAAGGCGTGCCTGTTCTTCGCGGGCGTGCCGACGTTCGAGGTCGACCCGTCCGCGTGGAAGAAGACCATGCGGCTGTCGACCGACAAGAACGCAAGCCGCGCGCTGGCCAGCCAATACTTCCCCGACTGCTCGGACCAGTGGGCGCGGGTGAAGGACGACGGCCGGGCCGAGGCTGCGCTCATCGCGCTTTACGGAAAGGGCAAGCAATGATCCGTGACATGCCAAACGGCGAGTACCACTCGCACCCCAGCATCAGCTCCAGCGACGTCAAGCTGGTGGCGTCCAAGTCGCTGGCCCATTGGAAGGCCAAGGTCTACAAGGACAGCTCCGCCTTCGCTTTGGGCAGCGCCGTGCATGCCATGGTTCTGGAGCCGGAGAAGAAGCTCGTCATCCGCGGCCCGGAAGACCGCCGCGGCAACAAGTGGAAGGCAGACAAGCTGGCCGCCGATCTGGAGGGCAAGATCCTGCTGACCGAGGCCGACCACGATCTGGCAGAGAAGATCGCGGAGGCGACCAGATGTCACCCGGCCGTGGCGCGCTATCTGGCTGACCCATCCTTTGTGGCCGAGGCCAGCTTCTTCGCCACCGACGATATCACCGGCGCGAACATCAAATGCCGCCCGGACGGATACCTGCAATCGTCGGGCGTCGTGTTCGACATCAAGACGACGCGCGACGCCAGCCCGGGCGGCTTCCCGCGCGAGATCCGCAGCTACAATTACGACATGCAGGCCGCATTCTATTTGCGCTGCATGCGGGCCGCCGGCTATGACGCCAAGGCCTTCATCTTTGTGGCCGTCGAGAAGGAGGCCCCGCACGCGGTGTGCCTGCACCAGCTCACCGAGGAATACCTGCTGGCCGCCGACATGCGCGTAACCTACGCCCTGTCCGACATCGTGCGGGCGGAGACATTCGGCGACTTCACAAGCGGTTGGCCATTGATTAACGATGTACACCTGCCCCGGTGGCAGGTGGACCAAGCCGAGGTGGATGTGTTTGATGAACAGATCGACTTCTAATTTCCACGCCAGAGAGGAGAAAAACCATGGCGAATGAAGACTTCCTGAAGGTAATCGCGAAGGGCACGCTGCAGTACCCTAAGCTGAACCAGACGTACCGCTACAACACCGCGCAGCAAAAGTCAGAGCCCTGCGCTCCGACGGCGTCCAACGCCGCGTGGTCGGTCACCATCGAGATGACCAAGGACGAGGCCCGGCCGATCTATGAGGCCGTGCGCGCCCACTATGAGGCGTCCAAGGCACGCAGCCCGAAGATGCCACCGTTCTCCAAGGTCTTCGGCATGAAGAAGCTGAAGGACGATCATGGCAACGAGACGGGCATGGTCCAGTTCACTGCCAAGCGCAACGGGACCAAGAAGGACGGCTCGGCCAACGCGGCCCCGACCGTGATCGACGGGCAGTTGCAGCCGCTGGCCGACCTGAACATTTGGGGCGGCTCCAAGGGCGTCGTGCGCGCTTGGGCTGTGGCCACGGTAGACCCTGAAGGCTCGGGCGGCATCAGCCTGCTGCTAGACGCAGTCCAAGTGACCGAGGCCGTCTACGGCGGAAACGGGCTGGACGATTTCGAGAGGGTCGAGAGCAAGGCTGACCCGTTCGAGAAGGCGCCTCTGGCCGAGGAAAAGCGCAAGACCATCGCCGAAGATCTCGGGGACGACATCCCGTTCTAAAATAAGAACGGCCCCGGCGTGGGAGGAACGCGCCGGGGCCTAACCAAACGGAACCGAGAGGAGCAAGTTCCATGAAAACCATACAACGCCAAGCAACCTATATCAAGGACGCGGCCCATGTCTGATGTGCGCTTCCTGACAGCTCCCGGATCCTTTTTCACGCTGATCGATAAGCCCGGCGAGTATTACCCGGGCATCTCTTGGACCGACATCGTCAAAATGGTCCAGGCGCCGCAGGCAAAAGAAAAACGCGACGCCGACTTCTTCATCCCATCCACATACCGTGCCCACGACGGTCGCGCGCATGAGGCGCAGAGAGAGCGTGGCGCGTACCGTGCGCTGGCCCTCGACATCGACCGTGGCAACCCATCCATCGACGCCGTTCACGATGCCGTGAAGGCCGTCTGCGGTGACGCCGGCGTGCTGATCTACTCATCCTCCGGGGCAAGCCCAGAGAACCGCAAGTGGCGCGCCATCATCCCGCTGGCTGGCGTCCTGACCGGGGCAGAGTATGAAGACATCCAAGCCTCGTTCTTTGACCTGCTGCACCTCAATGGCGTACACCCGGACGGCGCGCTGGCGCGATGTGGGCAGCCGATCTACCTGCCCAACGTGCCCATCGACCGGCGCAACCCGGACCTGACCCCGATATTCTACGAACACCGCATCATCCGCGGCAGGCCCCTGCGTCTGGATGACGGCAGCCCGATCATGCAGGAGGTGGCCCGCAAGGCAGAGCAGCGGCGACTGGCGTCAGAGGCGGCCGACCGGGCCAGAGCAGACCGCGAGCGCCAGCGTGCCGAGCGTCGCCTCAAGTTCCCGGACGACGTGAGCCCGGTGGACGCCTTCAACGAGGCGCACAGCATCGAGGATCTGATGCTGCGCTACCAGTACACCCGGCAGGGATCCT